GTACGCTGTACATTGGCATTGGACGTGCTTTCTTTACATCAAAGAAAGAATCAAAGATAAATTGCTGACCATTTGCAGCAGATCCTACGGCTAACGCACGTGATAGGGGCGGTGTATCTTGTATAAATGTTGTGTTTAAAGTTGGTAACGCAGTAAATTTCTGAGCTAAATGCCATCCGTCAATAGTTCCGGCAGCTGTACTTCTAAATAAGCTGGAAATTCGGCTTGGATAATAGCGGTATTCTGCCCACCGCTCTTGATATCCAAACACGCCATTGTCTTGTGTTGTGTCGCCCGTTACATAAATTTCCTTATTTAATACTGATTGTTCGCCTAATGTTGCGAACGCTGGGAAATAGAAATCGTAACGTGTAGATCTGCTCCACATTTTTTGCAGACCTTGCTGATAAGTCAAGTCTGCTCTTACGGCTACTATACCAAGTATAACGCCGTGTTCAACGAATGATTGAGTAAAGCCATGATTATGAGCGAGACCAGTACCCATAGAAGCAAGTGTGCCCAAAGGCGTTGTTGTACCGCTTGCATTAGTACCTGAAGTCTGCGCGATTGGATTAATGTTGATAGAAGTCGAACCGCCACCCAAATACTCAGGGCGCTGTAAACGAGCATCAGGGCTAATAACGCCAAAGTGACTCCGAATAATTTCAGTATATCGAGTGCCTCCACGTGCATCTCTTTCTAATAATTTTTGAATCTGGAATGATTGACGCAACTGATTAATTGTTGCTGCTGTGGCAGTACTTAAATCTGCTAAAAGACCAGTTTGTGACCAGCCCATAATAGCAGTATTAGGAGCATTACCAGCTGACCAATTCATAACACCAGAACTGCCTACAGAAGTAATGGCAGAAGTGAAAGTGCCGTTGGTCATTGTGGGAGCTGAACCTAAAGGATTAGCTACAACTGGCGCAGTAGATCCCAAAGGTAAAGAAACAGAAGCTCCTTTTTGTGGCCATGGTAAAGCTGATGTGAAGTAGTCTTTACGTTTACCACGACGTAGTAGTGTGTAATTTGTTACTGTATCTGGTCCATCTCCAGTATCTACTACTACTGAGTTTTGAAGGTTTTCATCACGAAACCATTCATTGTAGATAAGGTTATATGCACGTGTCCAGAATGCACAGTGCGATACTGTTCTACCTGTATCTACTTGGCCTACAGTAGGTAAACCCATGTAGTCCTGTAACGAACCGATTGCATATCCGTTCGTTGGTGACACCTGCTGTGGAACAACATACGATATAGAATCGCTTGGGTTGTTTTGTTGCCCCATGAACTTTTGCCAGTTGCTCCAAATAAGTCTATTTGGTACAAAGAAGAAAAAAGATTCAAGGTGCAAATTATCCATAATTGGATAAAGTGGTGTTGACAGACGAGCAAATGCCGTCATGTTCAAATTGAAAGTGTCCCCTGGTAGAACTTCGTCTACATATACGGGGACTAGATAGCCCGCATCAAACGTGGTTTTATGTGTACTTTGACAGTCAAATTTTGATCGCGGAATTTCCGCTTTTGGAACCATTGTGAACTGATGTACATTTACTGATTGATTGCGGTGCATTTTGTTTCCTTGGTAGTGTCCTCAGGAAGAGCGTGCGCCAGGGCGCTGCCTTCCTCGAGGTTTAGTTTTGTATTTTTACTTGTTTTCCCAGACTAATGAGTTTTGGTTCATCATGTAGAGTAAATCTACCATTATTGTCGTCGAACTCGCCGAACTCATAAAGATCAAAATCGTCTGGGTGGTTATATAACTGGTTTTCTGCATCCTGGCGATTAATTTCATCGCTAAATGATCGGATAGCTACACCAGTTGAGGGTACAAACATTGGACGACCGTAAGCATCAGCTGCCCGGTCTTTTACTGAACATAGTATTAATTTCATGAGGTTTCCTATATGAGGGTTCGTTTTAGTTTTTGAAGTTTTGCATTTTGGACTACCTCTTTGACTAGTAGTCTTTCCAACGTATTGTCTTCGCTATTTAGTTTACCGTTTATTTCACGTTTGTAAAGTATTTCGTCAAATTCGTATGGATAGTCCGATTTATATTTTTTATCGTAAAATTTAGGAGGTTTTACTTTTTTTCCCTTAATTATGACGTAATCATGTGGATATACGTCGTTTTTGAATGTTTTGTACCAGTCATAGCCTATACCAGGCTTTAATGACATTTTGTTAAATTCGGGTTTACGTGTAGTTATTTCACCTGTTTCTGAATCCGTTTCTGTGTAATGTTGTTTTGAGTTATGTCCGGTTACCTTTTTCATTATGTATCGAGCAACATACGCAGCTGACTCGAAGTTAACGTCTCCAATGGAGGAATAACCAAATGGCCAGAGTATTTCAAGGTCGTTGGATCTATAAAGCATAGAACCAGAGGGAGACCTTTTCCATAATTTTTTATCATGAAAGTCGTGGCCGAAGATACAGGCGTGGAAGTGAGGTCTGCCGAAATTTTCGCCATATTCTCCAGCCATGTAATAGCGGATTCTAGAGTTTCCGAATTTTTTTCGAAGTCGCTTAATGAAGAGTTGAAAGTCTCTGTAATGTAAGCTGCCATCGCTTGGGAGATGTGTATTGTCATATGTGAGGGTTATAAAACAATTATTTTCATGTAATTGGGCTTCATGCATACATCGCATTGCCCATTGGCGTGATCTTTCTAGCCTGCAGCCAATACATTGGCCGCAGGGTAAAGATAGTGTTTTGACGGTATTAAACCATCGTCTTTCCTGAAAAACGATTGAACCGTCTGCGCATTGATATGCGCTTAAAGGGTGGTAACAAGGCATGTGAGGTGCCTGGGGGTTTTATTAGAACCTCCAGCCTCCGCGCTGCGGGGCTGATCGCATATTAGGCGATTTTGTTTTTGCTGATTGTTTACGAAATGACCTTGCGGATTTCTTTTTATTTACTGATGATCGGCGCATATACATATTTAATCTCCTTTTGTGGTTAGGTGTCACCTAGCACAGTTACATCTAGTAAGGTAACTGTGCTTGCTGCCTATTCGGCAGCTTTTTCTTGTGAAACTTCAGCGACTTGTGGCAGTTCCGTAGGTGGATTGACAAGGCCTAATTTGATAGCCTCGTCTTTATTATCAGAATTTTCTAAAAATTCTATTAATTGAGCAGGATCGTTTTCGAACCTGGCTCTTAAATCGGCTGGCAGACGCATAAATTCGTCTTCTGCAGCGATTACTTGGTTAAGGGCAGTGTGGTAGTCACTAATGCCCGTGAAATCGCCATAACGGGGCGATAATGGGGCTTCTGGAAGAATCCCTGTAATGTTGAATTGACGAAGGATATTATTAATATCACATTCGTCTTTGAAATGCTGCTGAGTCAGGGTTGCATCCTCACAATGCAACCCCGACTCATTTGACGCAGCATCTAGATCGTAGTTGTATGGTGTACGTAAAAATGGAGATTTTTTCATTATTTACCTTTGTATTTGTTGTACTGGTTTTTAATATAATTCTCAACCCTTGATGGGGTTGGAACATATTTCTTAATATCCCGATACCAGTAAGGATCTACTGACGGGGCTATATTTTCTTTAATATTTTGAGTTTCAGCGCCTACTTTTCCTGTAGCGGCTGATGTATATTTTTCGGTTGCCCGAAGATTTTGGATTTCTTGATTTAATTTATTCAGTTGTACTTCTAAATTACGTTGTGTTTGTGCGTTTAGTTTTGTATTTTCCAAAACATAACCGATATCGGCAGCTGTTTTAATTGTATCTGCCTCTGTTTTCAACGTCGATGCCGTTGTTCCAGTTGTTGTTGCTTTTTTTAAGTCTATATCAGCTTCGTTCATAGACATTTGTTGGTATCCAGTAACGCCTGCTCCCAGAGCGTTTTTCATAGTTGCAGTGGATACCGATCCCATGGCACCTGTCGGAGTACCGGCTCCACCTTGTGTATACGCCAGCATGGGATTTAATCCAGCAGCTTTCATATCTTCAACTGCTGTTTGATATTGAGTTTTGCGCATACGCTCTTGAAAAGCCATTTGAACTGCAGCTTGTTCTGCACTTGCCGCATTAGCGGCTTGTGCTATATCCCAATTTTTTTGGTTAGTTTGTTGCTGGCCTATAAATCCAAGGCCAGCCCCTACCGCACCGAGTACGCTGCCTATCATTAGAAATGGTCAATTAAGCCAGGTACGCTGTACATTGGCATTGGACGTGCTTTCTTTACATCAAAGAAAGAATCAAAGATAAATTGCTGACCATTTGCAGCAGATCCTACGGCTAACGCACGTGATAGGGGCGGTGTATCTTGTATAAA